TTATGTTTCAATTTCAGGAATTTCTTCAGTAATTCCATCACCATCTACGCTTAAACTGGATGGTTCATATGAAAGAATAACAGTTGATAGTCCGGTCATTCTTCGTTTAGAAGATACTATTCAGAGCGACCCTGGTGCTGCTACTACAGAAATATATGTTTCAAACATATCAGAATCAATTCGTATTGGAAATGAATTGCTAGTTAATGATGAAACACTAACTGTCCTAAACATATTCCCAAATAAAGATATACTGAGAGTAAAGAGAGGCGATTCTTCACTACAACATAGTACAGGAACCGCAGTTACTGCTAAAAGTTATAGTTTTACAATTCAAGAAAGATTTGATTATTTTGATTCTGAGTTAGATGAAAAAATTTATTTTAATCCACATAACTCCGTTGGAATTGGAACTACTTTTGGAGATACTCATGATGTAACTTTTGACTTTGGATTTGGGTCTATATCCAGATCAATCCCGATGGGCAGAATTTATCTGGAAGGACACAAATTCTCAACGAATGATAAAGTAACTCTAACAACCGATGGTGGTGGTATTCCTGCTGAAAATAGTTATGGAGAAACTAATAATTTTGTTAACAATGGTGAATATTATATTATCAACGAATCGCCAAATACAGTGGGTATCAAAACTGATTTATTCACCGATGCCAGTTTAGTTCGAGCTGTTGTATTTACACAGATGAATTATGGTGACAGTACTACTACAGTTAGTTTACCAAATGGTACTGAAATTGGAGTTCGAGTTGGAGATACATTAATATGCACTAATAACCCTGGAAACTTTGCAAACGGAACCACTTCGGCAGTTGTTCAAAGAATTATTAATGATACTACAATCGAGCTTGATAGTCATTTTATTTCAGGAACTCCTGGATACAATGCTAATGTAGTCTTTAGTAGGCAAAGTGGTCCAGTCTATTTCACAGGAAACGGTAGCAATAGTGATGAGTATTTCCTGACTCATACTAATGAAAAAGAAACCGGAGATATTGATAAAATCACTGCAACCGTTTCTGTATCAACATCTCATGGTCTCACAAATGGCGATATTGTTAAATTGCAGGTGGAGCCTAATCTGAATGTTGGTATTGGAACTTCTACAATTGTTAATGTTATAAGAAATCAAAATCTTACTATTGGTATTAATACTGTAGATTCTAGGGTGGCATATGTTCCGGGTTTAAGTTCAACCCCACAAACAAATCCTTGGGTTTTTACCACATCTCCACAAAAACACAATTTTAAAAATGGTGATAAAGTAATATACTCTCATGCAGATGGAAAAGTTCTTAGATATGGATCCGAAATATTTGATGCCGGTTCTTGGAATTTACTTGCTACTCAGAAGAACCCAGAAATGCAAGATGTTGCATTTTATGTTCGTGTTCTTAATGAAACCGATTTCACCGTAAGTGAAACATATGATGATGTCTTTAAACCATCTGTTACTGGAAGTACTACTTTATCAATAACTAATGTTCCTGCTCTTAGTGATTTAACAAATAATGGACATATTTGGGCATTAGTAAATCCACAAATCGAAATTACTAAAGGAAATAGTGTTGTATTTGATCTTTCTGATACATCACTTTCTGGAAATAATTTCAAAATTTACTATGATAAAGAGTTTAATAATGAATTTATATCTATAGGTAATACTTCGGTATTTAATGTTGTCGGAACAGGAACAGTAGGAGTTACATCTTCTGCAAGTGTAACAATTAATTATTCTGAAAATTTCCCAGAAAAATTATATTATAACTTGGAAAGTTCTTCTGAAGTAGGTGTAAACACAGCAGATAAAGATATCATTAATTATAATGAGATTTTATACGTAGATAGTAATTATACCGGATCATATGCAGTTTCTGGTATTGGATCTACCGCAGACACTGCATTTACAATTTCTTTGGAAAAAGAAAGTGAAGCAGATGAATATTTAAAGGCAGATTGCACACATTTAAAGTATGATACAACTTCTTCCACTGCTTTTGGAAAAATTAAAAATATTGATATCATATCTCCAGGAGAAAATTATAAGAAACTTCCATTAATCTCGGATATTTCTTCTAAGAGTGGGCAAGGATTTGAGGTCATTCCAACTTCAAGCAATATTGGTAGAATTAATGATGTTGACATTTTGAATGTTGGTTTTGAGTATTCTTCCGATAAGACTTTAACACCAAATGCATTCATAGCACCTAAAGTAACACTCAGAAATTCAAATATTGTTAGATCTATTGGAGTTGTAGATGGTGGAAAAAATTATATCGAAACTCCATCCCCAGTTCTTGTCGATTTTAATACTAGACAAAAAATTTCTGGTGGAAATATACAATTAAATATTACTGCAGAATCTATAACTTCCGTCGATGTTGTGAATACTCCATATGGCGTTAGTTCTGATGCTGAACTTTTTGTTGAAAATAATTCAAATGGAATTAGTATCTTAAAAGTTGAATCAAATAATACTGGAATTTTTACATGTGTTTTAAGCACACCTTTGATAGGATTCTCACCAGATTCTCGACTCAATGTAGGAGATGAAGTTTTTATTGAAGGAATTCAAAAATTTAGCGAATTTGGAGATGGATTTAATTCATCAGATCTTGGTTATAGATTCTTTAAAGTAACTGGGTATGATACATCGCAAAGTGACGACCGCGTAGAGATTGATGCGTCTGAATATACTTCAAATACTGGGGTTGCAAAAACAATTCAAGATTCTTCAGGTACTATAGTTTCCAAAAAGAATTATCCAGAATTTGAGGTTATCACAAATCCATCATTATTCTTCTCGGGAGAACAATTATTAGTAAATAATAATGAAGTAGATTTAAAAGTCGAATCTCATTCGAATACAACTGACCTGAATATAAGTGGTTCTTTTGATCTATTGATAAATCAAAAAATAACTGGTAAGACATCAGGTAATGTTGCATTTGTATCCAAGATCGAAAAATTTGATGCAAGATATAAAGTAGGATATTCAAATAAAAGGTCTTTTGGTTGGAAGTTTAATACTGGAAGATTGAGTGAAGATTATCAGGTTCTTCCCGATAATGATTACTATCAGACTCTTTCATATTCTGTTAGAAGTCCCATGACTTGGGAAGAAATTAAGTCTCCAATCAATAGATTGGTACATGTATCTGGAATGAAAAATTTTGCAGATAGTGAAATAATGACCGATGGTGAAATTAATAGTGGCATTTCTACGGCAAATACAGATCTTGATGTTTTCTTGGATTTAATTGGAGAACAAAGGGTAGACACCGTAAATAATTTTGATTTTACTAAAGATATTGATGTAATTGATAATACATCAAAATTCTTGGAATTTGAAAATTCCACATTCATTCCATATACAAAAGCAAAAACAAATGTTGTTTTGAGTGTTGATGATATTTCGCCACAATTCTCTCAATTTGAATCAAGTCCTCTTACTTATAAAAATCTTTTCGAAATTAATCCAAATAGAGATTACAGAAATTATACATTCAAGCTTAGAGATCTTGATAATACACAAGTACAATTAACTAGATTATCAATTTTATCTGATCCAGAAGGAAATGCATATATCAATGAGCAGGAATCTTTAGTTAATGTTGGTATAGGTTCTACTCATATTGAAGGAGAATCTTATGGCGACTTTGAATTAGTAAGAACAGAATTCGAAGAAACATTTTTAAGATTTATCCCCAAGGATCCATTCGGAAAAGATTATGATATAAAATATCTTGAAAAGAGATTTGGTGATAGCACATTAGGCACCGCAACAACTTCTGTCGGATTTGTTGATTTAATGAGTTCTGTTACAGGAGTAACAACTGGTGCAGGTATTGGGACAGTAATTAACGTAGCAAAAACTGATTACAATTCTATTGTTGCCGATATTTTCCTTAATACATTAATTACGGATAAAATTAATTTTGTTAGATTATATGCAACTCACGATGGTACAAATACAAATATTGCCGAATACTATTATGATTCGACAGGATTTAATCGTTCAGCAGAACCAATTGGCATATTTACATCAATAATTGATGATTCTGGGAATCTGAAAATTGAATATGAAAATAACGAGGAAATTGAGACTGTTGTATTAAGAGCAAGATCGATTGCATTTGGCTCTGATGCTAGTACTCTAAATGGAGATACATATCGTTTTAGTTTACCAAATCAACCAGCAACATTTGAGAGAAGTTCGACTTATCAATCAAAATATGTAACCGTAACTGATGCCACTGGACCAATTGAAGTATTTTCTTTAGATAAAAATTTATTTGATGCAACTTCTGGAATATTTGAGGTTAAAACTGATGCAGGTGGGCTTACTGTGTTTACTGGATCGATATTGTATGATGTAACATTTATTCACGATAATACAAACACTTATACTCAAGAAGGTCCTGCATTATATGCAATAGACGATCCTACTGGAATAGGAACTTTTGGTGCAGAGTTGAATGGTAATGATTTTAAAATTCTGTTCTATCCAGATAGACTTGGTACTGGTACAGGTGATATAGAAATAAGTGCATTAGCAGAATGCTATTATACTGATTTAGATACTATTAATACTGCACCAGATTTGCAGTATGGTTCTGTAATTGAGAGTTTGAAAACAAGTCAGTATCTTGCACTTGATGGAGAGAGAATTAATAAAAAGAACTTTGTTTTACGCAATGAGCAGACACCTATTTTTGCAAAAACAATTGATCCTGGCAATACTGACAATTTCAATCCTGTTACAGGAGTATTTACAATACCAAATCATTTCTTTAGTAATGGTGAAGAGTTAATCTATACTCCTCAATCTACATTTGTTGGTGTTCCTGCAGAAGCAATCGAACATGGTGGTAGTGACATACCGACAACAGTATATGCAGTAGTTGGCGAATTTGAATTTGATACATTTAAAATTTCATTAACCAAAAATGGAACTCCATTAACTGGATATGATAATACTGGTTCCGGAAATGCTCATCAGTTTGCGATGAAGGAAACTTTGAGTAAAGCAATCATCACTCTTGATGGTATGGTTCAAAGTCCTGTAGCATATACAAATATAAGTCACACTCTATCTGGAAATTCTGGTAGTGGAATTAGTTCGATCACACCAACATTTGCATTAAGTGGCATTGGAACTGTAAATGTTTCTGATGTTCTTAAAGTAGATGATGAATTCATGCTTATTCGATCAGTTGGTCTTGGAACAGAAAATATAGGTCCAATAACCGGAAGTGGCACTCACAAATTAGTCACAGTCGAAAGAGGTGTCTTAGGAACAGCCAAAACAGATCATAGTGATACTACATCTGCCGATTTATTTAAAGGTTCTTATAATATTCTTGGAGATGAAATTCATTTCATCGACGCACCAAAAGGTAATTCATCAGTTACAAGAACTGAAAATAACCTAAGATTCCAAACTTCAGAATTTGCTGGCAGAGTCTTCTTGAGACAAGATTATTCTACCAATAGAGTTTATGATAATGTATCCAATGAATTTAATGGAATAGGAAGAACATTCTCTCTGACTGTTGATGGTAGTGATCAAGTTGGTATTGGAACAAGTGGCGGAAATGGCATTGTTCTGATAAATGGAATATATCAAACACCTGAAGCGGACAACAATCCAAATAATAACTTCGAAATAATTGAACATGCAGGAATTTCAAGTGTTCGTTTTACTGGATATATTGGAGAAGGTGGAGTTGTTGGATCATCTAAAACAGATGTAAATGCAAATCAGGTACCTAGAGGTGGAATTATTGTTTCTCTTGGATCTTCTGGTGGTCAAGGATATGCACCTCTTGTGGGTGCAGAGATTGATTTAATTACTGATCATCACCTTCCCGCTACGTGGGGAGATGTGTCCAATAATGCAAGTATTGATTTAGTTGTTGGAAAATTTGTTACTGCAGTATCAAAGGAAGGTACATTTAGTGGCAATACAATTACAGGAATTAATACTTCTGGAATTTCTACCGGAATGGAATTGAAAAATAGTGACAATGTTGCTTATGGTCAAACAGTAACAAATATTGGAAATTCTCAAATTACAATTAGTGGTTCTGATACTGCCGCAGGAATAGCAACTATTAATTTTGGTTATAGAAAACCACTCGGTGGATCTGGATATTTCACCAATCCAACAGTTTCAATTGAAACTACCACGTCTGGAACTGCTGCAAACATTACTGCAACAGTAGGTGCAGGTGGAACCGCAATATTCAATATTATTACTGCTGGATCTGAGTATCCAGACTATCCACAGGCATTCGTTTCCGAACCTTCTTATCAAAATCTTGAAGTTATTGGAATTTCAAGAGTAGGTCTTGGAGATACAACTGACACAGGTATAGGTCTCTTGATGGATATTGAAGTTGGGGCAGCATCAACTACGGTAGGAGTTGGTTCTACTGCATTCGATGTTACTGGATTTAATATAAAGAGACCAGGGTATTCCTTCAAAAAGGGTGATAAGTTTACTCCTGTAGGACTAGTAACTGCTATGGGATTATCTTCCCCAATTGAACCAATTGAGTTTGAAGTGGTTGATGTTTATAATGATACTTTTGCATCATGGCAATTTGGTGAACTTGACTTTATTGACTCTATTAAATCATATCAGGATGGATTTAGAACGAGATTCCCATTATTCTATCTTGGAGAACTCTTCAGTGTCCAAGTGGCTGAAGAATCTAGAATGGACATTGAAAATGCTTTGATAGTATTTGTAAATGGAGTTCTGCAGAATCCTGGCGAAAATTATTTCTTCAGTGGAGGTGCCTCATTTACATTCTCAGTTCCACCAAAAGTTGATGATCAAGTTGCAGTATTTTTCTATAGAGGAACTAGGAACGTAGATGATGAGCAAGTTGGGTCTGTTATACCTACTATAGAAAGAGGAGATATTGTACAAGTCAAGAAGTTTAATGATATCGATGCACAGGATCCTAGGAGAGTCTTTAATTATACACAATCTGATGTTCTAGAAACATCGCCATATACTGGAAAGGGGTTATATAATGCTGACCATGAATTTGGTAATGTAAATAGACCTGTTTCTTGGAGTAAGCAAAAGAAAGATCTTATTCTTGGTGGTGATTATGTATTCAAAACAAGAAGATCATTATTGTCCCAGATATATCCAACGACAAATATTATTAGTAATGTTCAGGCAAGTACAGGTTCAGTAACATTCTATGTTGAAAATGTTGATATATTCCGTTATGAAAATCCAACCACATATGATTGGTCTATTCTTGCTGCAGATGATGCCAGCGAATTTGATCCGGCAACATTTAATGCAACTTTAACTGGTGATACTTTATCAGGCATTTCTGTAAATAACCCTGGAGCAGGTTATACCAACACATCTGGAACCATTGATTTACTTGTCACAGTTCCACCATCAACGACTAGAACTGGTTGGCCAGAGACTGTTCCTGGTCCAGGTGGAGCACTTGTACCAGACAATGGGTTGAATGAAAAATATTTCGCTCTTCCACCACAAAAGTCTACTGCAGGAATAGCAACTGCAACAGTAGGTGCAGACGGAACTATCGTCAGTATTAGTGGATTTACACAAGGTACTGGATATCCAGAAAATTCAACTCCTATTGTTACTGCACCTCTACCCGAATCTAAATTTAATCTTAGTGGAGAAGTTACGGGTGTTCAAGGATTTAGTGGTATTGTAACTCATATAGATCATGTACCTGAAGGTGGAATTGGAGATTTTAGATGTAGTGTAATTGGACCTGCTGGTCCATCTGCAGTGAATGGCACACAAATATACAATCAACTTAATGGCGGAATTAGTCAGGGGGATTCGGAAAGTGTACCAACTTACAGTGGTTCTGGAAGTGGTGTGCAAGTTAATGTTACAATTGAAGGAACATCTCCAAATCGTTATTTCAAAGAAATAGAGGTAACAAATAGAGGAAGTGGTTATCAAGTGGGTGAAGTACTTACATTAAACACTACAAGTTTGCAGACAACAAATGTCACAATTAAACTAATAATAACTGCAGTTACTGATAAATTTGAATTCAAACTTAGAGAAGATTATTTAAATAATCAAAAGACTGCAGTTAATAGTCTCATATTTAATGGTTCCAGTGATGGAACTTTATCCCAAGGCGATTATCTTTCAATATCAAATACTAATGTAGATCCAGGAAATTATTTCTATTCATATAGTTTCTCCGATAATGATGGTCCTGTATTAGATGCTGCTGGAATATCCACAAATAGTAGTATTACTAATGTTGATAGCAATAATAAAACAATTGCGGGTACTTTTATTAATTCAATTTATAGAGTGGTAGAAGTACCTGCAGTAAATAACAAGGTCGGATTGATAACTTGCTGCGGATATGCTGAAGATACTTCTAATTTCCCTGTTACAAATGCAAATGCCAATGATAATGTTGGATCAGCATCAAGTGAGAGAAGTATTGGAACATTCTCCTGGGGTAAAATTACTGTTAATGGTATGAACGAAAATTATACTGTAAATGGTAATACTACAGATGCTGATTTATCTGAATATCCTCAAATTCAGAGAAAGAGTAAAGGTTTAAGAGATACTGGAGCTCTAATTGAGAAACTGGATATCTAATTTAGATACTTATTATTATACTATAAAAAAAGACTAAATAAACTTCCATAAATACCTAAAAAACTGATGTAATATGGCAGCCATCGTAACAGACCAATTTAGGGTCCAAAATGCTACGACATTTATAGACTCTTTAGAAAATAATTCTTATTATGTTTTTCTGGGACTTGCAAATCCATATCAGACTGGTTTTGGTAGGACTGATAGTTGGAACCCAGCAAGTGCTGGAGGTTCTGTACCACCTCCACCAATAGATAATCAAAGTTATCTCTCTCATTATAGAGATACCATCTTATTTGGTAAGAAGGTAACAACTGGTAATGTCAGAAGGGTTATCAAAAAAATTCAGTGGACTGCCAATACAAAGTATGATATGTATCGTCATGATTATGACGTATATAATAAATCACCAAACTCGAATAGTGGAAGATTATATGATTCAAATTTTTATGTAGTGAACAAGGATTATAGAGTCTATGTTTGCCTTTATAATGGATCTAGTGGTACAAATCTGAAGGGAGAACCATCCCAAGATGAACCTCTATTCACCGATTTAGAACCATCGGCAGCAGGTGATAGTAATGATGGGTATATTTGGAAGTATCTTTTCACAATCGCTCCTTCAGACATCGTAAAGTTTGATTCTACAGAATATATTGTTCTCCCCAATGATTGGAGTACTAGTACAGATTTTGAAATTAAGTCTATAAGAGAATCTGGTGATTCTAAGATTAATAATAATCAAATAAAAGTTGTATATATTGAAAATAGTGGTAGTGAAGTATATGTAACAGGAACTTATCCAATATTAGGAGATGGTACTGGTGGAGAAGTTCAGATTACTGCAAATACTGAAGGTGAAATTGTAAGAACTAAAGTTGTAAATGGTGGAAGTGGATATACATTTGGAATTGTTGATTTAAAAACATCCGGAACGCCAAATAATAGAGCAAAATTAATTCCAATCATACCACCATCTAGAGGACACGGGTATGATATCTACACTGAGTTGGGTGCAGATAAGGTATTAGTTTATTCTAGATTTGATACGACTACAAAGGAATTTGCTGCAAATACAAGTTTTGCACAAATTGGAATTATTAAAAATCCAGAGCAGGCAAATTCATCAAATGTATTTGATGCTAATACGTTTAGTGGATTGAATTCGGTAAAATTGAATACAACTCCAGCAAAACTTCCTATTATTGGTGATGTATTGAGTCAAACAAGAGCAGATGGAAAGATTGCTCAAGGATATGCTGCTTCATATGATCAAGAAACAAACATTTTAAAATATTATCAAGATAGATCATTATATCTGACGGGTGGAGTTGATACAACCGATACATCCGAAGTAACTCAAACTGGACAATTGTTGTCTTTTGAATCATCAGCAAATCAAATTACTGCTGGTGGTGGTTCCGGTTTTCAAGGTTCTATAGACACCACTTTTGGGGGAAGCACTCTTACTTTAAATGATAGTGTTGTTGGTTTAGGGGTAACATTCTCTCAAGGACTTGCTGAACCCGAGATAAATAAAAGCACGGGAGATATTATTTACATCGATAATAGATCTATTGTAACAAGAAGCAATAGACAAAAAGAAGACGTTAAAATTATTCTGGAATTCTAAGAAATGGCTCAAAAAACAAATTTAAATGTAAGCCCATACTTTGACGATTTCGATTCGTCAAAGAACTTCTTAAAGGTTTTATTCAAACCAGGTTTTCCAGTTCAAAGTAGAGAATTGACTTCTTTACAATCTATTCTACAAAACCAAGTAGAAGATTTTGCAAGTCATATGTTTAAAGAGGGATCTATGGTGATCCCAGGAAACTCGACATTTGATGATCAATATTATGCAGTAAAGTTAAATACAACACAGTTTGGCATTGATTTGTCGTTTTATATCGATAAATTTGTTGGAAAAACAATAACTGGACAAACTTCAGGAACTACTGCAAAAATAGTAAGAGTTGCATTTCCCGCAGAAAGTTCCATTGTAGATAACATTACTCTTTATGTAAAATATATTACATCTAATGAAAATTTTGTTTTTGAACAATTTTTGGATGGAGAAGTTTTATCATGTACTGAGAATGTCACTTACGGAAATACCACAATAAATTCTGGTACTCCATTTGCAACTCTTATCGATTCGGAAGCAACTTCTATAGGTTCTAGTGCATCTATTGATAGTGGAATTTACTTTATTAGAGGATATTTTGTTGAAGTTTCTAGACAGACAATTATATTAGACTATTATACAAATAAACCATCTTATAGAGTTGGTTTAACCATAACAGAATCTTTAGTTTCTGCAGCAGAAGACGAAAGTCTTTATGATAATGCTAAAGGATTCACTAATTATGCTTCTCCTGGAGCAGATAGATTAAAAATATCCTTAACACTTTCCAAAAAGGAATTGACGGATAATAAGGATACAAATTTTGTTGAACTTTTTAGAGTAAAAGAAGGAAGAATTCAAAAAGTTACATCAAAAACAGAATATAATAATATAAGAGATTATCTTGCTCAGAGAACTTTTGATGAATCTGGAAGTTATGCAGTAGATCCATTCGAAATTACTATACAAGAGTCTCTAAACAATGAACTTGGAAATAATGGCGCATTCTTTGAAACAGAAAAAACAAAGCAAGGAAATACACCTTCTGAAGATCTTGCATGTTTAAAAATTGAAAATGGTAAGGTATATGTAAAAGGATATGATATTGAAATATTAAATGATGTAATTGATGTAGAAAAACCAAGAGATACAGAAGAAAATAGAACTACTGTTCCTCTTGAAGTTGGATATTTATTCAGAGTAAATAACGTCACTAGAACTCCAATTCTTAGAGAGCAAATTGAACTGCACTCTGTCCTCAAAGAAAATACTGTAGCTCCAAGTGCCGCATCAAAAATTGGTTATGCACGAGCATACACATTTAATTTGACAGACTCTGCATATGAAGATGCGTCTACTTCTTGGGATTTGAGAGTTTATGATATTCAAACTTTTACAAAATTAACTCTTAATAATGATATATCTTTGGAAGAAAGTTTCCATATTAAAGGAAAATTTAGTGGCGCAACAGGATACGTCGATGCAACGGGTACTGCAAGCTTTCATAATCTCAGACAAACTTCTGGTAAATTTATTGTTGGTGAGCCAATAATTGTTAATGGAATTGATACTTCAGTAACAACTTCCAAAGTAGATGTTTATGGTATTCAGGATGTTAAATCATTCTTAAATGGTGACTTTAGTGCTGATTCTGTTTTAGAAAGACAAATTCTTGAGGGGGGAATTGCTACTGTTGATGTTAACACCAATGTAATGACAGCATCAGGAAGACCTTTTGCTGGATTGAAAGTTGGAGATATAATCATCCAAAATACTGGCAGTGATCCAAAATATAACAAAATTACTGAAATAAGTTCCTCTTTAACAGAAATCACGATTGCTCCAATAGGTGGTCCTGTAAGTGGTGTTTATTCTAATTTGGATATAACTGGCGATCAAATACAAATATCTTTGGGAATACCAGTATTCAGAGGTAGTGGTGCATTATATACACCATTATTTGACGAAAATATTTCAGAAGTTGATTTGTCAAACTCTAAACTCAGAGTTATTGATCAAATTGATAATATAAATGTGGATTCTACAGGAATATACACCTTAGATGTTGCAAATCTACCTTCCACACATTTAAATTCTTCAAACTCTTCATTTGTTGGATTTGATCAAGAGAATTATTCATTCTTTTATGATAATGTTAGCGGCGCATTCTCGCCAGCAAGTTTGTCTGCAGATGCAATTTCAATTGTTAACAATAACAGCATCCAAATAAGAGGTTTAATTGATCCATATAGTAGTGGAACTTCAATTCTCAATGTTACTGTAGAAAAAGATAAGTTTGTTTCTAAAGTAAAGAATTATGTAAGATCTTCCACACTTTATATTGACAAATCAAAATTAAAAGAGTCTGGGTCAACATCTGATCAATCTCTTAATGATGGACTTACTTATAATCAGTATCATGGATTGAGAGTTCAAGATGACCAAATTTCTCTTAATGTCCCAGACGTAGTAAAAGTTATAGCAGTTTACGAATCTCTGGATAAAAATAATCCAGTTTTAGATAGGATTGAATGTACTTCAACCGATTCTGTATCATCTAATGCTATTATTGGCGAAAATATTATCGGTTCAGATAGTAAAGCAGTAGCAAGAGTTGTTGTTAAACCAACTGCATCCAATAATTTGGATATTGTCTATCTTACAAACGAACGGTTTGCCATTGGAGAAACTGTCCGATTTAAAGAGTCTAATATTACTACAACTATTGAAAATGTAACTGGAGGTTCATATAAAGACATTTCCAATTCATTCATATTAGATAAAGGTCAAAGAGATCAATACTATGATTATTCTAGATTGGTAAGAAAACCAGAAAGTCCAGATCCATCTAGAAAATTATTAGTTGTCTTTGATAAGTATGATGTTCCATCAAATGATGTTGGAGATGTATTTACAGTTGCCAGTTATGATGATGATAGATTTGCCGAAGATATTCCAGAAATCGGAGTAAATGCCATTAGAGCATCTGATACTTTAGACTTTAGACCAAGAGTAAGTCAATTTACAGCAACAGATAAATCGCCATTTGATTTTTCAGCAAGAACAGGTGCATTTTCGTCATTACCATCTGTCATTTTAGCACCAGATGAAGTATCATCATTATCATATGAATTCTATCTTCCAAGAATTGATAGAATTTATGTTGATACTTTAGGTAATTTTATTGTGGATAAGGGTAAGTCGGATTTGAATCCCCAACCACCACAAAAACTTGGTAATTTCATGGAATTGGCATTAATAAACATGCCAGCATACTTATATAACACTGAAGACGCTTCTATTACATTAATTGATAATAGAAGATACACCATGAGAGATATTGGAGAACTTGAGGGAAGAATAGAAAACTTAGAGGAAACTACTTCATTATCTTTACTCGAACTCAATACAAAAACTATTGAAGTTAGAGATTCTGAAGGAAGAGATAGATTTAAGTCTGGATTCTTTGTAGATAATTTCAGAAACCTTGACAGGATTGATACTAATATAAGTTTAATTTCTGTAGATGGTTCTGTTGAAGAAGTAACACCTATTGTAAATAGAAATACTTTAGAATCTTTAGTAGCATCTTCTACCAATTTTACTCCACAAAACTTAGATCTTTCAACTAATTTCGAATTACTTGATCCGGCAATTCAAAAAACTGGTAATGTTTTAACATTAGCATATAAAGAATCTGATTGGTTAGAGCAACCACTGGCAACTAAAGTTGAGAACATTAATCCATTCAACGTTGTTTTATATGTTGGTGATATCGAGTTGACTCCAAATGTTGATACCTGGGTAAGACAAACATGGATGGCAACACTGAATCAGGCAAATACAGTTAATACATCAACTACTAATACAAATAATAGAACTCAAAACAGAACTGCTACTAATGTTACAAGAGTTGCAAACTGGAGAAGAAGAGGGCAAACAGTTAATAGGGGAGTTACTAATAGCAGTAGTACTAGCACAAGTGTTTCTTCAAGAGTAGTTACTTCTACTAGAACATCTGTAGCAAATGTGCTGCGGTCCAGTTCTGCTGAGGTCTTTATGAGATCTCGCAACATTAATGTAAACGCAACTAACTTAAAACCAAGAACTAGATATTATCAATTCTTAGATAACACTAGTGGCATTGATTTTATGCCAAAAATGTTGGAGATATCTAAAGGTCCAGATTTCTCAATTTCTGGGGCAAGTTCAGCATTTAGTATTGGTGAAACTGTAATTGGAACAATAAATGATAGAGAGGTTACTAGATTCAGACTAGCACATCCAAGACATAAGAGTGGTTCTTTTAATGCTCCAGATTCTTTTTATAATACAAATCCATATCAATCAGGAGAATTTACGGACACCCTCTATTCATCAACATCCAAAGTTTTAAATGTTGATACATTCTCTATGGCTCAGCAAGCTCAAGGAGATTTTTATGGATATGCTATTGCAGGAATGAAACTTAAGGGACAAACCAGCGGTGCTGAAGCATATGTAAAAGATGTTCGTTTAGTATCCGATAATTATGGTGACCTGATTGGTTCGTTTTTCCTTAGAGATCCAAATACAACCCCATCACCTTCAGTAAGAATTAGAACTGGTAATAAGACTTACAGATTAACATCTAGTAAATCAAATGCTGAAGTTCTTCCTGGAAGTACAGCAATTTCTTTTGGCGAAACATCCTATAATTCAACAGGAACGCTTGAGGTCTGGCAGAGAGTAGTTACAGTAACTACCGTTCGTAGAACAATCACTACTGTAACTAGAACAACTACCAATACCAGAACAAATAACTTTACTCAATTCTTTGATCCTCTTGCACAAAGTTTTACAGTTGGTGGAAATGTTCAAGTAAAGTCAAATATTGATACTGAGGAAGATGCAAAAGGCGTATTCTTAACTTCTGTAGATTTATTCTTTGCTAACATTGATGAAAATAATGCTCCAGTGAGAGTTGAAGTAAGAACTATGGAGTTGGGAACACCAACTCTGAGGGTAATAGGACCTTCTGTAACTATTAGACCTGTAGAAGTGGATGAAGATGGTAATGAAGTTCAGATTATAAAAACTTCCCCAACAGGAGATATTCCAACAAACGTTAAGTTCCCAGAACCAATTTTCTTAGAACCAGGAAGAGAATATGCAATAGTATTGATTTCTGAAAATAGTGATGCATATGAAGTATGGACTGCGGTGATGGGAGAGAAGACTGTAAATTCAGCAACTCTTCCCGACGTTGATGCAGTTATCTACACACAACAATTTGCACTCGGATCCCTGTTCAAATCTCAAAATGGTTCTATTTGGACAACAGATCAGTTCCAAGACCTTAAATTTAAATTATATAAAGCGGAGTTTACCGAAAAATCAGGTACAGCATATTTTTATAATCCCCCAATGGATATTAGTAATGGATATAATCAAAATCTTCCATTCAATCCAATTAGTGCTGCTCCTAAAACTGGTTGGATTGGAATTCAAACAATAACAGATAATGATACTGCAGGCATTCTTACTGTTGGCAGAAGACTTGCAGCTTCTATTAATGGAATAGATGGATCGGCAATTATAACCGGTGTTGGTGCAAGTGTTACGGGAATTACTACTATAAGTGGTGGAGAAAATTATTTTGCAAATATCAATAATTTAAATGTAGCAGCAACTAACATAAGTGGAGTCGGTACTGGATTAGTTCTTCAAGTATCCACAGGAACTGGAACTACATTGACAAATGTAAGTATTGCTAGTACTTCTCCTGGATATGGATATGTTGAAGGTGATGTTGTGACTATAGCTGGAACGGCGGTTACGACAACTTCAAATCCAGGTAAAGGAACAGGAGCAAGAATTACTATTTCTGGAATTGGTAGTGCAAATAGATTGTATTTGTCCAATGTTCAAGGAGATTTCAGTAACAGTCCATCAAGTGGAAAATCGTTTGGTGTTGGATATGGACTAAGTTACTATAGTGGCAATACCAAGGTTTCTTGGGCATCTACCACAATTACAGATTCTCATGAGTCAACTACTGGTAGAGAAGTTTTTGTTAGACATTATGATCATGGAATGTACTCAAGTACAAATAAGATAAAAGTATCAAATGTACAACCTGATGTTAAGTCAACAACTCTAGGTGCTTCACTTTCACTTATACAATCAACATTGGAAGTTGCATCTAGTGCTGATTTAACTACATTTGAAGGTCTTCCAGTTGATGGAACTAATTTAGGATATCTTAAGGTTGGTAATGAAATTATTGCATATGATAATGTTAGTGGTTCCGAAATTACTATTGCTACAAATGGTAGAGCAATTGATGGCACAAAAGCAGAAACTCATGATGTGGGTTCTATGGTACAAAAATATGAATTCAATGGAGTTTCTTTAAGAAGAATTAATGGGGTCACTTCTTCAATTAAAGGTCCAATTGGAATTGATGGATATTATTTTGATATTGATACTGGAAGTACTAATGGGTTGGAAAGAACCGATGACACTTCAACAACTCAATCACTTTCATTTAATGGCAACAATAGTGGAGGAGGAAACAATGTTTATGCACAAGAAAATATCTTGTATACTGGAGTGAGACCTACTTATGACATTCAAACTCCATCTGCGGATACATTTGTAAATGGTAGGATTAGAACAGTCTCTGGAACTAGTGTTGGTGCATCTACAAATAATCCACAAGTATCATTCTTGGATAAAGGATACCAAACAATTCAGTTGAATACTTTTAATTTCTTATCGGATCCTAGAATGATTTGCTCTGAAGTTAATCAGGATGAATATTTGACAAATCTCCCAAGAAGTAAGTCATTTACAACAGCAATTAACTTCAATACATCCGATAAAAATGTTTCTCCAATATTAAATCTTAATACGGCATTTACTGAATTCTTTAGTAGTCGTTTAAATAATCCAGTCTCCGATTTTACGACAGATAATAGAGTTAATTCAATATATGAAGATCCACACTCTGCAGTCTATTATAGTAAATCTGTCAGTCTGGCAAATCCCGCAACTTCTTTGAAAGTAATTTTATCTGCTTATAGACATGAGTCTGCTGATATCAGAGTTCTTTATAGTTTAACTAGAGCAGACTCTAGTGAAGTTGAGCAAAAGTTTGAATTATTCCCTGGGTATGAGAATTTAAGATCTGGTCAAAGTGGACTTGAAGTTATAGATCCTGCCAAAAATACTGGGCATTCTGATATTGATATTCCATCTAGTTTGGAAAATGAATTTATAGAATATGAGTATAATGCTAATGGTTTGGGATTATTTACTGGATTTACAATCAAAATAATAATGAGTGGAGAAAATCAGGCACAACCACCAAGATTAGGTGACCTCAGAGTCCTTGCAATTAGATGATTAAAGTAGAAGGTCATACAAATCTCTATAGAGATGATGAAAGCGGTGCTATCATTAATACCGACACCACCGCTTATAACGATTATGTTCGTTCGATAGAAACTAGCGATTCTAGAAAACGGGAATTGGATAAAATAAAAAGTGACATTGATGAAATTAAATCATTACTGAAGGAATTGGTCAATAAAAATGTCGGGTAATTGATTATCATATAAATACTTAAAAGTATATTGATCCCGGAATAATGGCAGTTTATGTATCAAATATTGTTATTGAACAGGGATTTGATTTTGAGACTACATTTGAGTTGGAAAATTCTCTTACAAATGAACCTTTAGACTTAACAACTTATAATATTCCTGAAGCAAAGTTAAGAAAATCTTTTTCCAGTTCAACA